TTGAAGCCTATCAAGTACGATGCAATCAAGCTTCTGACAGGTGCATATACAGGTAAACGTCCTTATATTATCGTTGAAGTGAAAGCAGCAGAAGCTGTTATTCTCACAGATGAAAACGGTAATGATATTGTTTACGAACATCAAGGCGAAGAATATCTTGCTGCACAAATGAATTATACTTTGGGCAAGATATTAGAAAAACATATAGATTGATTTGTTTAATTTTTAAAATTAGAAAGCAGAGTCGCAAGAAGAATTAACAGAGTAGCCGGGCCTCGCAGAAATATGAATGGTGCAGGGGCAGGTGGTAGATTGGTTGCCAATCGTAGAGGTACAGCAAGTGCCACACAGTTAGGATCACGCAGACAGCGTTACAGTGATCTTCGTACTTCATTTGGTTTAAGTGGTGGCTAGCTATGAACAAAGTAGAACAAGCGAGTCAATATATAGACCTCATTCGGGTAAAATCGAATGAGGCTTTACTGTTTTTATCACTTGGTAAAGATTCGCTTGTTCTGCTTGATTTAGTCTATCCGAAGTTTGACCGGATTGTTTGCGTGTTCATGTATTTTGTCAAGAATTTGGAACATATTAACCGTTGGATAAACTGGACTAAAGCCAAATATCCGAAAATAGAGTTTGTTCAAGTACCACATTGGAATCTTACTTATATTCTCCGTGGCGGTATGTATTGTGTGCCAAATCCGAAAGTAAAGCTATTGAAGTTGGCAGATGTGGTAAAGGCTATGCAGCTTACTCATGGAGTTTATTATACATTCTTGGGCATGAAAAAAGCTGATGGTATGAATCGTAGGCTTATGTTGAAAGGGTATGAGGTAAACGGTTACGAGAATAACGGTATGGTTTATCCTTTGGCTGATTGGACACAAAAGGATATTCTTGCTTATATGAGGCAGCACAATTTACCCGAACCAGTTCGATATTCATTGAAAGCCAGTTCGGGAGTAGGTTTCAATCTTGATTGTATGCTTTGGATGGAGAAGAATTACCCGCAAGATTTACAGAGAATTTACAGAGTTTTCCCGATGGCTGAAAGAGTGCTTTGGGAGTATCATAATCAACAAAATTAATAAGGAGGATTGCTGAGTCAGAAAAAGAAAGACAAGAGAACAGATATATGCTCAGGCAGAAAGATTGAGCGAAGCTAACTGGAGAAGAAAAAATACATGGAGTAGCAGTGCTGCAAGCAGGCGTGCAAAACAATCTCGTGATAATCTTATAGCAAGAGCCGAAAGGAATACTCTTCGGCAGAGAGGTTTCGGTCTAAGTAATGGCTAATATGGAATTATCAAAATACATAAAGAGTGAATCGGTGGAACTTAATCGTTCTGCCATTCACTTTGCGGATTATAATCCCCGAAAACTTTCCGATGAATCACGTAAGACACTGAAACGTGGCATCAAGAAGTTTGGTTTAGTCGGTGGAATTGTCGTGAACAAGCGTACTGGTCTTACCGTAGTCAGCGGGCACCAGCGTTTGTCTGTCATGGACGAATTGCAAAAGTTTCCCGATAACGACTACCGCATTCGTGTCGATGTCATAGACGTGGACGAGCAGCAGGAAAAGGAGTTAAACATTCTAATGAACAACCCTAATGCACAAGGGACATGGGATTTTGACGCTCTTGCCCGTATTGTTCCTGATATTGACTGGAAAGATGCAGGTCTGACCGATGCAGACTTGAATATGATTGGTGTCGACTATCTTTTGCAGACCGAAGAGGAAAACTCTATTGCGGATGCTTTGTCTGATATGATGGTCCCAGTTTCCGAACAGAAAGAAGCCGATAAAGCCGCCAAGCAGTTGGAACGTGTCGAAAAGGTTGCCCACATGAAAGAGGTCAAACATCAGGTGAAAGAAAACGCACAGAAGCAAGCCGAGAACATGGATGCCTATGTGGTGTTGTCCTTTGATACCTATGAAGCTAAAGCCGCTTTCTGCGAAAGGTTCGGGTATGAACCAGATATGAAGTTTATAAAGGGAGAAGTTTTTGATGAACAAGTAGAAAGAATAGATTAATTATTGGGAGGAAAGCTGAGTTAGAAAGAAAACATATAGCCAGTTATATCAGCAGTCCAGACGAATAATGTACAACGCTGGAAGACAATACGGGTTAGGTTCTGCAAGACAAAGAAACATAAGGGATAGAACGAAATCCATAATGGGAAGATATGCTGAGAAAATAGATAGCTATTTCTCAAAAAGAGGAGTTGATGTCTATGGAAACAAGCCAATTTCTCGCCGTGTCTATATGGGTAACAATAACGGTTAAAATTATGATTGGCGATTTTATACTTTGGATAAGGAATGTTCTAAAGCAAAACCTGTTTTGTGTTCATCATTATGTTTGGAAAGGTAGTGTGATGTTCTCTGAGTTCAGGTATGAACAATGTGAGAAATGTGGAAAATTAAAGAAGTAATATGAGCAATAGTGAATCTCAAAATAGAAAAGGTAAAGGAGGAAGAAAGCCTAAGTTTGATTATACAAGCGAGGAATTTCTTTCTCTCGTGGAATCGTATGCCAAAAAGGGATTCACTGACAAGGAAATTGCTTATGCCATAGGGATTTTGCCTCAAACATTCTGCGAAAAGAAAAGTGAGTACACCGAAATATCCGAAGTCTTAGCGCGTGGGCGCGCGACAATCAATGCCACTGTAAGGGCTAAATTCCTTGCAATGGCTCTCGGTGGCATAAAAACCAAAAGCACCGTGGTAAGAAAGCTCCGTGATTCAGAAGGGAATTTGACGGGCGAAGATGAATTACAAGTAAGCGAAAGCGAGTTGGCTCCTAATTTGCAAGCAATGTCCGTTTGGCTGTACCACCATGATGAAGATTGGAGAAAGATTGAGCGCAAACAAGATGAAGACGCTGATATTCCAACAGACATAGAGCATGGCATCAACATTGATTCTTGGATTAAAGACAAGCTGAAATGATAGTACCTCAAGAAATTTACCATCCATTATACGAGGATAAGGAAAAATTTATAATTCTTATTACCGGTGGGCGTGGTTCGGGAAAGTCTTTCAATGCTTCTACCTTTATTGAGCGGTTGACTTTTGAAATGACTCCCGTAGAGAAAATAGTTCATCAGATTCTTTACACCCGTTACACGATGGTTTCTGCCGGTATGTCTATCATCCCCGAAATGATGGAGAAGATAGATTTGGACGGTACCACGAAATATTTCAAGACCACAAAGACGGACATAGTCAATAAGATGACTAAGAGCCGTATCATGTTTCGGGGTATCAAGACTTCTTCCGGAAACCAGACAGCAAAACTGAAATCCATTCAAGGCATTACGACTTTTGTCTGCGATGAAGCGGAAGAGTGGACAAGCGAAGATGAGTTCGACAAGATAATGCTCTCCATTCGCAAGAAGGGTATTCAGAACCGGATTATCATTATAATGAACCCATGTGATTCCAATCACTTCATCTACAAGAAATACATTGAGAAAACTCACAAGCTGGTAGAGATTGACGGTGTGCAGGTTCAGATTTCCACTCATCCGAATGTGCTCCATATCCATACTACGTATTTTGATAACTTGGATAACCTTTCTCCTGAGTTCCTGAAAGAGGTGGAAGATATGAAGGTGAGTAATCCTGAAAAGTATGCTCATGTGGTTATCGGCCGGTGGGCTGACGTTGCAGAAGGTGCTGTGTTCAAGAAGTGGGGAATTGTTGACGAGTTCCCGGCTGAATGCAAAAAAGTTGGCATAGGGCTGGACTTTGGGTATAGCATGGACCCCACAGCGATAGTTAGGTGCGGAATATGGGATAATAGACTATATCTTGACGAAGTAGATTACCGAACCGGATTGCTTTCAACCGATATAGTCAAATCGCTTAGACCCTGGGGCATGAAAACTATTGCCGATAGCGCAGATCCGAGATTGATACAAGAAATCCATAACGGGGGAATAAGGATATATGCCGTCGAAAAAGGTGCTGGATCAATCAATGCAGGAATTGACAAAATGCAAAGTCTTGAAATTTTCGTAACCAAGCGTTCATACAACCTGCAAAATGAGCTGAGGAATTATGTATGGGATAAAGATAAAGACGGAAGGTATATAAACACTCCAGTGGATGCAAACAACCACTGCTTTCGTGGAGACACACTGATTACTACCATAAATGGCGATATTCCTATCAAGGATATTCGGGTCGGGGATTATGTTCTTACACGAAATGGTTATAAAAAAGTGCTTAAGAAACACAATAACGGAGTAAGAAAAGTAATTGAAAAAGAAGTCTTTATAGGCTTTGAAAAACGAACATTTTTTGCTACCTTAGAACATAAATTTAACGCAAACGGAAAATGGAAGAAGTACGGAAAATTAACAAAAGGGGACAAGTTGTTTGTTCTATCGAATTTAACGGGAGAGTGTACAAACGGTATCCAAATGGGAAACACCCCAATTATTACTATTGGAAATTTGGACACGGAAACAAACAGAGCGAGATGCTGCATCATGCCGTTTACAAATTCTATCATGGGGAAATTCCGAATGGAAAGATTATCCACCACATTGACCACAATCCGCTCAATAACTCGATTGAAAACCTTGAAGCGGTTTCAAGAAGTGAACATAATAGGCTACATCCGGAGAAAATTGACAATATTGTCAGAATGGGTCTTAACACAAAAGGCGCATATACAAAATCAAATTGGAATCAAAGAAGAATTAAGGCAATTGCCCGATTACAGAGCGAAGAGAGAGTGTGCGAGCAATGTGGCGGACGATTCACAGCAACAAATGTTCATCAGCGATTTTGCTCAAAGAAATGCCATCACAAATGGCAGTACACCTCGCCTAAATGTACGACAGAAATGGTGTGCCAATACTGCGGAATCACATTCATGGGGAACAAGTATCTTAAGCCCAAATGCTGTTCAAAAGAATGCGCACATAAACTGCAAGCAAGTAACAGACGTAAAAACAATAAGTGAAAGCTATTGCGAGGTATATGATTTGACCATTGAAGGTGAACATGAATATTTTGCTAATGGGGTTCTCGTGCATAATTGTATAGATGCTGTACGTTACTATGTATTGGGTGAGCTTCTTGGTAAGATTCAGAAGCCGAAAGATTTAACAGGAATATTCACACATTA